AGTCTAGCTGCTCGCGTAACCATATCCAAGCCGGCTCCTTAATGTTAGCCGCGGACACAAAAATCCATGGTTCTTGGCTCATTCCCCTTTCAGTCATTCCCATTTCAATGCAAACCACACAGCATCTTGTTTGAGTTCAAATTCAGCATGAGAATATCCAAAGACCATAAAGAACTTACCGGTACTTGGATACAATTGTAGCATACGTTTGATATCTTGCCAAGAACAATTGGCCATCCTGGCTCGGTTTATTCTGACTCGATGCCAGCATCGTTCCCTAATCTTCTTATCTTTGTTCCAGTATTTCATGACCACCTCAACAAGAACGCTGTACAATCCTGAGGATTGCGAAAGTAGTAAGTGCTGTGCCTGTCCAAGCTGATACTCCATCTGCGGTCTTCTGGTAGAACAGCGTCATCCAGGGGACCAAACTGTTCTATACACCACAACAATTTTTCAGACAACACAAGGCGCAGCCAGGGATCAACGGACATACAGGCAACCTGTTTCCAAACTGTGCCGTTGCTGCGATGATAATCGCTGACTCTAAATTTCATAGCCATTTCAACTCAAACAATAATTGATCTCTAGATTCCTTAAATTCAATTTCTAACTTAAACCAACAGTCTCGTTCTGCCTTTTCTTCGTAGTCCAACTCCAACATCTTGTAGCCCACAAAACTGCTACAGTTATCTACTGCCCAGTCTATCATGCCGTCAAAGTCACTACCGGCAGCCAAGTATACTGTAGTTACGACCATTTCAATACAAACAGTAATTGTGTGTCGTCATCTACATGATCGTTGACTTCAATAGTGTAAATTGGATTGTATGTTCCATCCTCTGTCGTAGCCTGTGTCCAAAGATGCCAGCCCAGGCTTTGAATATTCGATCCATGGACATACACTTCGGGCCCTACATGTTGTACAAGCCATTGCACACATGCTCGAGCACGATACACATCTGTGGTTTTAATTTTCTGCATCATCAAGCACTATCCATCCAAGTTGAAACAAATCTGCACGAATTTCGTCTGTGACCACACCTTCTGTCACATAGCTACTGCCATCAGCTTCTACTTCGGGTACTGTACCCGATAACCCGTAGCCATCTTCACTGCTGCCAATACCGCTACAGTACCAGTCAATATAGTCGCCCGATTCACACATGTCAGCAACAATGCCGCCAGCTCTGCGCCAGCTGACACTCCATTTTTGATCTGTCAGAATAGGCCAGGTGTTGTTGCGTTGGAACTCTCGGTTGCACATGGCAGCATATAGATTTTGTGCGTAGTTTTTACTGCCGCGAACTCGTGACAGCATGTGCTCGCTGGTACGCAGATCATATTCCATGTTGTCCTTTTGCCATTCAGGGTCTACAAGATCAGCTTCATCTTGTTCTTTGGCAGTTTTCCAGAATTCAAGATAGTGCTCTGGAACTTCCTCACCCTTTTCCTCCGCACGTTTGGTTGCTGCTTCGACTTGAAAGGTATGGCGTTCAGGGCTGCTGCTGGGTTTAGTTGAGCGATCTTTTGTCATCGCTGCGCTCCAATGCAGCAATAATTTGCTGCCGTGTATCTTCATCCAGCTCTTCAATGTCCTCATCAGTCAGCTCCGCGCTGTTTTCAAACAGCAGGCCCGACTCGGCAAATTCCTGGATTTGTTTTACAAACTCATCCAGTTCCTCTTGAGTACCTTCAAAGTTGTTGAAACAACCTGGATCAAAAATTAATTTGAGTGGTTTCTTTTCAGTCATCACATGGCCCGGATTCGGTTGATAACTGAATTGGCCTGGGACAGGTCCAGATCATCCTCTTGCATGTCTTGATCAATTTCTTCAAGAATTTCTTCTTGCAGTCGGGCCATCTCTGCCTTAATGGCCCGTACCGCAGCCAAAATTTCATCTGGGCTCTTGGTGTCGACCCATTGGGATAACTGTTTACTATTCATATCAAGAAACATTCTGGGATCAATATTGTCGGGGTTCATTGTACAGCTCCTGAGTTTAGTGTATAAAATATAATTATACTGCGAACTCAATTAGCGGTCAACGATACCGCACAAATACAACGATCTAAGGTACTGATCGTCTCTCGGGCATGTGATCTAGCCAATTTTTAATGCTGCTGTACATGGTGGCCATCATGGCTTCTTTGCTGGAATAGAATATTATTGCTTTTTTCTTGTAGTCAATGAAATAAGGATAGGTCAACTTACGGTCTAATGCCAGCAGCATGGTCTTATCCATTGTGATTTTGATATCGTCAAGTTCAACTGACCAAGATTCCAGACCTAATATTTTCATAGCTTGATAACCAAACACAGTCAGACGAAATCCGCCATTGTTGCGGATGTTGGTATACCAATGCAGCATGGCTTCTTCGAGAGTGATCCGGTGATCCTCAGGCAGTAGTTCTATCAGGCGTTTGGTTAGTTTACTTTTTGACATGGGGGAACACAGTCTCCCCTTGTGTAAGCAACACAACTGAAAACTTGTCTGTGCGGAATTGTGTGTTTAACTTTTTGGCCAAGTTGATGGCATGGCCTTGATTGGAGAATGAAACCTTCTTGTACTTTGGTCCAGGGTACTGAACCAAGAGATTCGAGGTTTTAAGATTGATAGGTTGGCCATCGAAGAATACCGCCCATATTCCTTCAGCCGCCAAGACCTGTTCAGTCTTGTAAGTACTTTTATTTGTAAGCTCAACTAACACTTGAGGTTTAGGTCTTGACATTCATTAAACTCCTACATTTATTTATCAATAATGTAAGCCGTTTTTAGAAGGTGCCACCATTTACTTCTAGATCCACAGTGGGGTTAGTGGATGCTGCTGCGGTGTTTTGTTCATGTAAAGTCTGAAGAGCCAACAGTATCTTGGTGATATCTGCATGAAGATCTTTGGCATCGCTCATACTCATTGTGAAATCACGTTGCTGTCTAGCATCTGCTGCTTTAATTCGATCTATAAATCTATTGATATGCAAGCTCATTAGTCATTCCCACAAGTGTTTCGCGATGTTGCTACCGCTTTGAATTCCATATGCGGAGCAATGTCGTTATCAAATATCTGTGCCATCTGACGCCATAATGATTCACGCTCTTCTTTTGTCATACCCGAAGTCAGAATAGATGTATAAGACGATTCGTTGTTTGGCCAGTCCTTGGTAATGCCATAGTCATGACGCCAGGTATGGCACATGCTGGTTATGATTTGATCTCTTGTTTTCATAGTTTATTCTCGGTTGATATATTTTGCCAATTCAGGCGGCTGCCATCCGGTTGGCTTCATGACCTTGCCATCTTCACGCTTACGAACACGACCAGTTAAGCTATCAATCTTGGCAAAGTTTGTGCTCATAACTTCCTTCCAAGCACCTTCGGCATCAACACCTAGTGATTGTAAAGCACCCACAGTCACAACCATAATGTCGATTAGGGCATCAAGTGTTTCAACTTTATCAACTGGCAAATAACCGATACGATCAAGATTCTGATTTAAGCCTTGAGCTTCCAGTAATTCGTTGTATTCTTCCTTGATAAGTTTTAGATACAGTTTAAATTGATCTTCGTTAGACTCGCCCACTGTTTGTTCGCAGGCCTTCATAAATTTTGCTTGGTCTCTAAACACGTTGCTCATTGGCTTGTTCCTCAGTGTGAAATGGTCCACGATACGGATATCGTTGTAGTGTAATTAGTTTGGGACAAAATTCTGTTGTCCAACTACGACCTTGCTTGACTTGATACCAGCCGGCTGCGTACCAACTTTTACTGCGAGGTTCTTGAGTCCAAAGAGGTACCTGGTGTTTGACATCGTATATGGCATTAAATGCCTGCCCGGCTGTAGGGTATCCGTGCGCTGAATTTAAACTGACAGCAGCCGGTCTTTTAGCAACAGGTTCGAATGCAATTGCTATTTTTTGTTTGATAACATTGATGTTCTTATAACGCTGTGTGTGGTCACCAATTTTTACGCTGAAGCCATCTGCACCGGCTTCTATATTGCCAACTTTGTTCTCGCCATCTTTTAGAATCCAAAATTGATTTGGTACAACAGTTTTAGCTATGATCATCCAATACTCCTTTGTATGTTTCATTTAACCAGCGAGCATACTGCTCTGCTGATTCACTGGCCTTGACCAGTTCGTACTTGCCACAAAACTTCATGAATCTAATGCCTACCTGCCCCACATCCTTATGACTAATCATGCTGCAGATACTGTCGTCTACTGATTGTTTGATATCAACAGGCTGTGCTGTAAGGTCAATTAGAGTACGATTGCGTTCGTAATCATCAAGTACACGATGTTCTACACCGTCTGGGTCAGTCCATCTTTGCAACATGATGTTATTCCATGCATACCCTTGTTTATTGCGGTCTTCAAATGCTTCTGTTAGACCCACTTTGTTCTTGGTACCTTTAACGCGAACGCCGGGATATGCCGAAAACACGTTGTCGCTGGAATCACCACGCATGCATTTTTCAAACAACAACCATTCGGGATTGGGAATAACTTTGGGTTCTTTAGTTTTTTTGTCAATTACAGGTCGGCTTTTGGCATCAAAAATCCCGCGGATTGTCAGCAACTCATCAGTAATACCGTTGTATTGATCGACATTTTCAGCAAGCAGCTGAACAAAGTCTGTATCGCTTGAAATAATTACATGATTATCTTGGGGGTGTAGTGCTATCCAACGAGCAATGATATCGTCGGCTTC